CAAAGGCCATACGCTCGAATCGCAAATGGCGACCCCTTCTCTGGTAAGGCAGTTCAATCCAAGGCGGGGTGGAAGTGGAAGCTCTGCCCGATTTGGAGATGGTCGAACCCATCCATCAAAGACATCCTCTCCCAACTTCTCAAAGAGGAGGGCTTTATCGCCCTAGATACGCCCGATGTTTGGAAGGTGCATATTGAGGCAGAGGTGAAGGTAAGGGTGAAGAATCCGATGACTGGCAGGGAAAGACTTGTCTGGAAGCAAATCGGGAAGCACAATCATTTAATGGATTGCGAATGTATGAACATCGTGGGGGCGGCACTCCACGGACGGCTCAAAGTTTCCCCGGCAAGTTTGACAGAGGAGGTTGAGAATGGCGAAGGGTGATTTCATTGGGCTACCCCTTGCCACCCTAACTTCTCTGCGTGATAAGTATGTGACTTGTCTTGAGGCGATTGCGGTGGCTGGGTCTAGCTATTCGATAGCGGGACGCTCTTTTTCGAGGGCGAATCTTGGAGAAGTTCGTGATACTATCGCCGAGCTAACTCTCGCCATCCAGTCTGCCAATGGCACTCGTATCCGCACGACCTACGCTAATTTTTCGTGAAAAAAGCCCAGCTAAATTTAATCGATAAAGCCGTTGCCTTTCTGAACCCGCAAGGGGCAGTTAATCGGATGATTGCACGGCAGAAGCTTGTAAAGTTCTCCTTTTATGATGCCGTTCAATATACAAGAGAGAGACAAGGCCCGAGTGCGCTTTCTGGTGCAGAAGATTTTAGATCAAACTATGACCGCGTTCAGTTAATGAGGAGGGCGAGGGATTTATCGGATAATGTCGGACTTATTCGCTCTATCTTAATGAAGTTCGCAAGCCACACAGCCGCAAACATCTCCTACCAAGCCCGAACAGAGAACCCCGAAGTTAATACAGAGGTTGAAACATATTGGGCAGAGTGGTGGGATAAATGCGACCTAACCACACGACATACTGGCTCAACCCTTATGCAAGTGGCGATGATGTCGATGCTCCGAGATGGTGATTTTCTTTTCGTTTTAGTTCGAGATAAGGATGGCAACCTAAAGATTCAAGGCATCGAAGCCGACAGAGTAGGCGACCCATTCAGGGTTTATACAAGCCTAGATTTGATCGGTGGAATCCATATTGATCGAGATACTGGTGCGCCGAGTGCTTACGATATTTACAACCGAAGCATCGGAGATTTCTATACATTCCAAACCACGATTCCGTCTAGTCAAGCATTTCACTTGTTCGACCCACTCCGCATTGACCAGTACCGAGGAATCTCCGCTTTTCATACCGCAATCAATGACGCAACGGATATTCACGACATAATTAATTTTGAGAAGATGGCCGCCAAAAATGCAAGTTCCCAAGCGGGAATTGTGAGGCGAAACAACAACAATGCCTCCGATCTCTCAACCCTCACAAACGATGCAGATTTGAATGGAAACACAATCAAGCTTGAGGCTATCGAGTCTGGCAAAATCTCTTACCTAGAACCGGGCGAGGATATCGTGTTTCCCGATGGCCCGAGCCGTCCCTCCGGTGCGTTCGCAGAGTTCCATAAGATTCTGCTCCGCAATATCTGCCTTGGTCTTGGCATCCCTTACAGCTTCGCCGTTGACCCTTCTGCTATGTCTGGCCCGACTGCACGCCTTGAGATGCAACAAGCAGGGCGCACCTTCCGCAGATACCAGAAGCTCCTAGACGATAAAGTTCTTCGACCCATTAAGAACATCGTGATTGCCGATGGCGTAGCAAGAGGATTGATTGAGAACAATGTTGGGAGCAGAACGACTAGGGGCATCTTTAACTTTGGGGCAAATGTCTCTATTGATTTGGGGAGAGAATCAGCATCGGCTATCTCCGAGTTCAAGACCGGCCTCAGAACTGCCGCCGATATTTACGCCGAGCGAGGCCAAGACTTTGAAAGTGCTATGCGACAAAGGGCTATTGAGGCCAAGCTGATTAAAGACTTGGCAGAGAAGTATGGCGTAGCCCCAGAGACGATTTCCGACATTGTTACGCCCACACCCCCACAACCGCAACTACCTCCCGCCCCCGCACCTAAACCAGTAGCACCCATAGAGGATAAACCAGAGGAGGACGAGGATGAGGGTGGAGACCAGAAGCCAATTCCAGAAGACCCCATCGAACCATCCTCCGAAGAATTAGAAGTTAAAAAAAAAGATACTGAAGAGGCACTAGCAAAGCTCGACCCCGCATCCATCAAGATGCTGATTGAGGGAATGATGGGCGGGATTGAGTTGGCGAAGTATGATGGGATTGATTTTACCCCACCAGAAGGAGCTAGGGAGGCCGCCAAAAGAGCCTTGGATGTGCGAGAGACAAAACCACCCAGCCAAAGGGGAATGACCCCAGTAGGCATCGCCAGAGCTAGGGACTTGCAAAATGGCGTGAAGCTATCACCCGACACAGTAAGGCGAATGTTGAACTTTCTAACTCGCCACGAAGTCGATAAGAAGGGGGCAACTTGGGACGAGCAGGGCAAGGGCTGGCAGGCGTGGAATGGATGGGGTGGCGATGCCGGCTTCTCTTGGGCAAGGAAAGTAGTTGGACAGATGGAGGCTAGGGACAACAAAGAACTAGCCAGACCAGTAAGCCAAACCCCAGCCCCTCCCAAGGAACGAATCAAAGGCTCAAAAGAAAACCCAGAAGGCACGGCATCGACCAGAAGCAAAGCTGGTGACATAGAGATTTCAGAGCAGAACGAAGAAGCCCTCAAGAACAAGATTGCCGAGTTCAAGGACAAGCATCCCAAACGAAAAGCCCCCACCCTTGGAGCATTAAAGAAAGTATTCAGAAGGGGTGCGGGTGCGTTTTCGACCAGCTTTAGGCCAACGATTACCGGGGGAAAGCCCAACTCACGCAACGCTTGGGCGATGGCAAGGGTGAACAAGTTCTTGAAGATGGCTGGCGGTGGAGAGGTTAAGAAGTCATACCGAGCGGCAGACGGCGATCTTCTTTGACATAACCTCGATGCTTTATGCCCCTACCCATTCCCTCCTCTGACGAATCAGAGCAAGACTTTGTTTCCCGCTTTATGGGAGACGAGCAAGCTGTAAGCGATTTTCCAGACGAAAGCCAGCGTTCAGCCGTAGCCTATTCAACATACCGGGACGAGGAGATGGATGAAATGGAGCTAGGTGGGGTGAGCATTTTGGAGGTGGGCGAGGCTAAAGGACACGACCTTTTCGTGGATAAGACCAGCCTAGAAACCGCCCTCAAACTTATGGGAAGTGCCAAGAATGGCGTGAAGGTCAAGATGAACCACGGAAGTGGATTGGACGCTGTCGTTGGCTTCGCAAGGAATCCCCGCATCGATGGGGACAAGCTAGTTGCCGACCTTCGCCTACTCCGCAACTCCCCTCACTATGGCCTAATCAAAGAGATGGCCTCTGAAGCCCCCGACCAGTTCGGCGTTTCCCTAGCCTTTGTGAATGAGTCCGAGACCATCAATGGCAAGGATTACATTCGACCCCAGAGCATCGCCTCTGCTGATTTAGTTTCCAGCCCAGCCGCCACAAACGGATTGTTTGAGGAGATGGTTAAGTTTATGGAAAAACTCGGTTATATGCAGGGAGGCAAGAGCATCCCAGCCGTAGCCAAAGAAGCCGTGGAGGAATCTCCACTTGACAAAAAGGACAAATCAAATATGGAAAACAACGATTATAAGAAAGATATGGACGAAATTAAGGTTCGTCTCGCCGCATTGGAAGATGCGATGAAACCTAAAGAAGAAATGAAGAAAGAGGAGATGGCCGAGGAAGCTCCCAAGATCGTCATCGAAAAAGAAGATGAAGATGAGAAAGAGGAGACCAAGGAAGAGATGAGCGAGGTTGTGAAGAAAGTTCTAACCGAGTTCGGCATTAAGCCCATCCCCGCCTCCCCTTCAATCGAAGTTCCTTCCCAGAAAAAGGAAGAACCCAAAACTTTTGAAGCTCTCGTGGCCGCCCATAGCGACTACGGAACATCTAAGCTCAAGGCAATGAAAGCCGTGATGCTCTCAAACCCCAACGAATACAACGAGGCTAAAGCTCGTGGTATAGTTAAACTCTAAAGAAGGATAATACTAAAATGGCTACAAATATTGACGGTGGTGCAGTTCGCACCTTTAACTTTGCCTCGGCGATCTCGGCCTACCGATTCGTTGAGGTTCACACGGACGGCACGGCTCGTGCGGCTGTTTCTGGTTCTGCTCGTTGCGTTGGTTCTACCATCAGCGATGTAGCGGCTGGCGACAACGGCGCAGTTAAGCTGTTCTACCCAACCTTTTTTGCAACCTCCGAGTACGGAATCACCGCTGGCAACCTTGTTGCTACGACTGGTTCTGGCCTTGTGACTACGGCGGCGGCCAATGTCGGCGTTGTCGGAGTTGCCCTCGAAACTGCTCTTGCTGATGCGGTAATCGAAGTCGCAGTT